TGTCGACCTTGACGATGTCGACGCTCGCGTTCTCGCCGAGCTGCTCGGCCTGCCCGCGCTCGAGGTTGTCGCGCAGGTAGCCGACCTTCTTGCCGTCCTTGTAGGCGTCGAAGCCGCCGGACACCTCGCGGATCTCTACCCCAGCATTGACTTTCTCGACACCTGTCGCTTGTCCGCCGGCAGGCTCGGCTGCACCGCGTTCGGCTCCGGCCGCTGCAGCGCGCTCGGCCCTGGGTTGTTCGCCAGCGGTTGGAGCTGCTGCACCGCGCTGGTGTTCGGCGCCTGCTTCTGCGCCGGGCCGCCCGGCACCAGCGCCTTCGCCGCCTTGAGCAGCGCGCTCGCTCGCATTCTCATCGGTCTTCTCCAGAATCCGGTCGATCGCGCGGTCGAAGGCGCGCGGGCTGCTCTCGTGCTGGCGGGCCGCGGCCTCGACCGCGTCGGCATCCTTGGCGAGCGCGGCCGCGACGCGGTGCGCGCGCTGCGCGTCGCCCTCGCCGAGCTTGAACGACTCGCGCCAGCCCTTGGGCTCGACGTACTCCACCGGCAGCTCGGTCGCCTCGCCCACCGGCAAGTCGCCCTCCGGCTCGATCCGCTCGACCGCCAGCTCGGTGGCCTTGCCGACCGGGATCTTGCCGGGCTTCTCGGTCTTGATCTCGGGCTGGCCCTCGGTCGCCTTGCCGCCGGCCTCGGGCTTCTCGCCGCGCAGCTTGTCGGCCTGCGCGCGCAGCCGCTTGCGCAGCTCGGGGTCCAGCGTGTTGCTCGCGGTGCGGTCGAGCTCGGCCGCGTCGGCCACGCGCTGCCGCGCGGCCTCGCGCTGGGCGTCCTCGGCCTTGAGCGCCGCGGCGTGCTCGTCGAGCGCCTTGCGCACCGCGGGCGACTGCGTCGACGCCTTGAGCCGCTCGACCTCGGCGAGCTTCGGGTTGGCCGGCGGCGCCTCCTGCGCGCGCCGCGCTGCGACGGCGCCCGGCTCGCCCATCGCCGCGTTGGCCGCCTCGCTCGCCGCCACCTCTCCCGGCCGCCCGACCACCATCGTGTCGGGCAGGTCGGGCCGGCCCGGCACGGCCGGGATCTCCAGCGGCGCGCGGCGGTTGCCTGTCGTGGGCGGCGCCTCGTCGAGCGGGCGCACCAGCCCGGTCGGCTCGACAGCCGGCGGCGCGGGTGGCGCTGCGCCGGGGGTTGTCTCCCAGTCGGGCGTCAGGTCGCCCAGCGGACTCGGCGGCGTGCCGCCCCCGCCCCCGCCACCCTCGGGTGGCTCTGGCGCGGCGCCGGGCGACGTGGTCGGCTCGGGCGGCACGGCGGGCGGTGCCGCGGGCTCACGTGCCGGCAGCTCGCCTGCGGCACGGGCGCGCAGGCGGCGCTGCACGAGCTCGCTGCCGAGGATCGCGCGGGCCGCCGGGCGTGCGCCGGCCGTCGCCACCGCTTCAAGCCCGCCGCGCGCTGCGTGCAGCCCGGCCAGCAGGATGTCGTGGTACGTCGGGCCGATCTCGCCGGAACGGCCTTTCTTCTTGGCGAGACCCTCCTCGCCGAACTGGTTTGCGAATTCGCCGATCTGGCGCCCCGGTCCGCTCAGAGGCGAGCCCTTCGCGATCGCGCGGCCGTAGACCTTGGCGTCGACCTCGCCCGGCTTGCCGTTCATCGCGTCGTCGAGCAGGTAGCTCTTGGCGATGCGTACGCGCGCCGCGCGATACGCGTCCATCGCGCCCGGCGGGATCGTGCTCGGGTCGGTCTGCTCCACGCGATCGAGTGCGCGGCTCATCGCGTTGTCGGTCGCCTCGGCCAACGCGCGGTAGCCGTTGCCGAGTTGCTTGTCGCCGGCCCGGAACGCGATGCTCGCCTTGTTGCGCAGATCCTTGACGACCTCGATCATCGAGCGCGTGTCGGCCGCGTCGACCGCCAGATCCTGCGAGGCCTTGATGATCGGGTTCTTCGCAAGCTGTTCGAAGTCCTTGCCGCCCTCGACGAACGGCTCGGCCACGCGCTGCACGTCGGCGCGGAACTGATCGTCAAGGTCGACGCGCCCGACTTGGTCGAGCACGTTGTACGCCGCGCCGGCCTCCTTGCGCACGTTCTCCGTGACCTCGGGCGTCAGCGCCGTGTCATCGGGCACGCCGATGTCTTGCCGCGCGAGCTTGGCGGTGTTCTCGGCGTTGTGCGCCGCCATCTCCTGCGCCGTCCGAGCGCGGCCCGCCATCGTCTCGACGATCTGCGCCGGTTTCGCGCCGCGGCCCGCTTTCTGGGTGACCTTGTAACCGGCGTCGATCGCGTTGACGATGCCCTGGTTCTCGGGCGCCGCGAGCTTGCGCTCGCGCGCCAAGTCGGCCGCCACCTGGGCGGTGTCGCGCACGCCGGGCACGATCTCGGCCGCCGTGTCGCGCAGCATCGGCACCGTGCCGCCGGCCTTGGCTTTCGCGGCGCCCGTCATCGTGTGGATGGCGCCCACCTCTGCCATGTGGCCCATCAGTGGCGCCGCGGCCTGCATGACCGGCGTCACGTACTCCTCGACTGTGCGCTGGGCCTCCGGGCTGCGCGGCGCGTAGGTCAGCTTCTCGCCGCCCTCGGTCACCGCCTGCTCGACGCCGACGTCGGCGCCCGGGGCCGGCGAGCGGCCGCGCGTGCGTATGGCCTCGCTGATGTTGCCCGCCGTGCCGCCTAGGAAGCCGCCGGCCATGCCGAGCGCGCCGGTCGTGAGCGCGGTTCCAGTGTGCGCCACCACCTCTTCTGACGGCGTCATCTTGCCGCTCACGACGCCCCGGACGACGTTGACCGGGGACATCTGGCGCACGAGGTTGAGCCCCGCGTCGATCGCGCTGGTGACCTTGTCGCCGAACGTGGGCGGAGGCGGCGGGGGCGGTGCAGCGGCGGCCACGCGACGCCGCGCCTGCCCAGCGGTCTCGCCTGACGCGTTGACGGGGATCAGGTCGGCGCCCGTGTCCTGCGGCTCGTTCAAGCCGGAGGCGCTGCTCACCTCGGGCGCGTCCATCCACGCCGGGCGCTTGGCAGCCGGCGGGGTGTCCTCAACGACGGGGGCGTCCTGCCAGCCCATGGTCAGGGCTTCCGCCGGGTCTTGCCGTCAGGACCGACGAACGTGGCCCCAGACGGCAGCGCGTTGTAGTCGGCGTCCGTGGCGATGCGCTTCGGGGCGCCAGCCGGCGCCGCGGCTGCTGCGCGCGTCGGGGCGGGTGCTTTGCTGACCTTGGCGATCTCGCGGTTGAGCGCGTCCATGTCGCCTTGCGCCCGCGCGTCGCCTTTGGCGAGCCTCTGCTGCGCGTCGCCGAGCTCCTGTCGCAGGAGACTCAACGTGTCCTCCGTTGCGCCTCGGCCTGTCACGGAGGTCACGTCGCCTCCGCCACCTCCGCCGCCTCCACCGCCGCCCGTCAGGCCGCTCGCGCTGCCCTTGGCCGGCTGTCGCTCGGCCATGCGCTTCGTGATCGTGCTGACCTGATCCTCGATCGACTTGCGCCGGATCTCGAAGTCGTTCTCCAGACGGCCGACGACGCGCTCGATCTGCGCGCCACTCGCGCTGCTCGGCAGGAAGCCAGCCACCTCGTGGCGGGCCGAGTCGCTCAACACGCCCGTGAGGTTCGGATTCGTGAGGATCTTCGCCGCCTCGTTGCTGAAAAGCTGGAGTTGCGCGTTGAACTCGGCCACGTCGGCGTCGCCCGCGATGGACTGCCGGCCGGCGCGAATCCAGCGCTCGATCACCGGCACGCCGGTCGCGTCGACCTTCTTCGCGAGTCCGACCAGCACCTTGCCCTGCTGCAACGTGTTGTTCTCGAACGAGGTCACCGCGTCGTACTGCGGGATCATCTTGTCGAGCGACTTCTTGTCCGCGCCGAACAACGCGCGGCTGCCGGCGATGTCGCCGCCGGGGGACATCTCGGCCATGCGGTTGAGGACCGCGGTCACCTTGTTCGGGTCGCGCCCGATGCCGACCAACGCCGTGCGGTCTTTCAGTGCGGCTTGCGCCGTCTGGTCAATTGCCTCGGGCGACATGTCGACACCGCCGCCGAGTTTCGGTGTGGCGATTTTCTCGATACCGTAGGCGACGCGCTTCGCCTGAGACTTCTGCTCTGGCGTCAGATCCGGGTCGTCCTCGATCGCTTTGAGCTTCTGCCCGATTGCGCCCCCGATGCCGCCGGCCGCGGTGCCTTTACCCTTGAGCGCCGCGGCCGCCGTCGCGAAGTCGACGTTCAGGTCAATCGCAAGCTTCTTGATCGCACTGATCTGCTTGGACGTCGGGTCCTCGCTGCCCGGCGGCAAGAGCGCCTTGGCGTCACCGTGCATCGCGTAGTACGCGCCCAGGAACGAGTTTGCATCGCCGCCGAGATCCTTGAGGCCCTGCTCGATCTTGGCGCGCGCCTTGGGTGTGTTCGCCCACTGCTCCAGCGTGCCGAGCTGCCCCATGCGGTTCATCATGTCCTTGATGGACAGCGGCGGCGCGACGTTGTCGTCCGCGCCCGTGCCGCGGCCCAGCGTCACCGGGGCGTGGTAGGTCACCTCGGTGCCGTCCGGATGCTGCGCGGTCACTTGGAGCACCGGCATGACCTTGTCCGGGTCGGTGCCGGGCTGCAACGGCTGGGGTTGCGGGCGGCCGTTCACCGAGGGCGCCGTGGCGGCGTCGAGCGCCGCGGCGAGGCCCTGCACAGGTGCCGGCCGGATGCCGCCCTGCTGCGCGGGCGCCGGCAGCAGGGCGTAGAGGTCCTTCTTGACGATCTGGCTGCCGTCGCTCGTGACGTGGCCGAGGCCGGTCTGCAGCTCGGGCGCCATCAGGCTGCCGGCACCCTGCAGCATCAGGCCGGGGTTTTTCGTCTCCAGGCCCGCCGTGGCGTCGTCGACCGACTGGCGCACGCGCGACTTGCCGTCCTGCGGTGCGATGAAGTCGGCCACGGGGCGGCGCGAGGTCGCCTGGATCAGGCGCACCGTGTCAGCCGGGCTCAGGTCGTCCATGCTGATCTGGCCCGTCTGGATGCGCGATGCCGTGTCCTTGGCCCACTGCTGCTCACTGTCGACCATCGGCTGGTAGCGCTTGCGCAGCAGCGCCGCGCGGCGCGTGCTGATCTCTCCGGCCTTGGTCGCGTAGGCACGGCCGAGCTCGCCCGGGATCTTGTCCGGGCCGCCGTACTGCGCCGCGAGGCCAGCACCGTAGACCGCTTGGTCGCTCATCTCCTGATTCGTGGCGGCCAGTGCGCGGTCCTCGTCCTGCTGCGAGGTCTGCCGCGCGAGCTGTTCGGATTGCTGCTGGTCGAGCCGCGACTGCCGCGCCTCGGTCGCAGCGTTGCGCCGCCGGGTCTCCGCCGCCTCGTCGGCGCGCAGACCCATGTTGAAGCCGGACTCCAGGCCGGCCGCCGCTGCTCCGCCGATACCGAGTGCCATTTAGGTAACCCGCGTTGAGTGGGTAAAAAGCTCCTGCTCAGCTTTGAGCCTCGCAGCCTTTGCCTGCTCTATGTCATCAAAGGAGCCCAACATTTTTTGCTGCCCGAAATGCATGATGACGGCACACCATTTACCCCCGCTCCACGAAACACCACGGAACCCGGACGCAGAACCGGCGCGAGCATCCCGGTTCTCAGAGTTTTGCTTTCGTGTTGCTAGGCGGAGATTTGCAAAGCGGTTGTCATCTCTCTTGCGGTTGATGTGGTCGATCTCGTCTGAGGGCCAAGAACCGTGCATGTACAGCCACGCAAGACGATGCTCCGCGTAAGCCTTACGGCTGATTTTGATGACCCGGTACCCCTGAGGGCGCAAGAACCCGGCGCGATCTCCAGCTTCAACCCGCGTATTGCGATTGGGTGCAAGCCACGTGAAAACCCCGGTTTCGGGGTCGTAAACCAAGATTTGATGCAGCTCTACCTGAGAAATGGGCACCGAATCAGCGATCGTCATAGCAGCTTCCGCGGTTGATGGAAGCGCTAAGGATACCACCAAGGCTACCGCCCCTAAAAAAGCGAACAAACCGCCTGCGATTGCCCCGACCACGCCGCCGATCAAAGTACCCCACGGGCCCGCCGCAGAGCCCCATTGCGCGCCCGCGATTGCGCCGCCGGCAAGCCCACCGATCGTGGCGCCGAGTTGCTGATTGCCCTGCTTGTTCTGCGCTTCGATCTGGGTGTTCTTCGCGTTGCGCTGGGACTCTTGCGCGGCGGCCTCGCGCAGCTCCGCGGTTGCCTCCTGCTCGACGTCCTGCCCGTAGGACGAAAGCGCGCTGGAGCGCCCTCGACCACCGTAGGTCGAGAGGTTTGCGCCGATGCCGAAAGACGCCATATCAAGATGCTCCGGTGGGAGCGGGAGAACCGAGGATGCTCTGCTGCCGCTGCATCGTCAGGTCGCGCGCCGTGTTCTGCGACTGCACGTCCGCGAGCCCCTCCTGCAGGCCGGAGGCGCGGGTCTGCGCCGCCTGCTCCTCCGGCGAGAGCTGCACGCCGAGGGACTTGAGGCGCCGATCCGTCGTACCCTGTTGCGCGGCGAAGGCTTGGTGGATGCCGGTACTTGCGTCGGCCATCGCATCGCTGACGACGTTCGGATCAGTAGCGTATTGGATCAACCGATTTTCGATCGGAACGAAGTTCTGCACGTAGTTGTTCCACTGGTCGCGCGTGACTTGCGCGAGCGTGTCTGCGGCGAACGTGTCGGAACCCCGGTTGATACCGTAGGGGTTCGTGATCGGGTTCGTGGCGGGGTTCCAAGAAGTAGGCATGTCAGGGCACCATCCCGGAGGCCGAGGCCAAGTCTTGATTGCCGTAGGCGAGCCCCGTGCCGAAACCGGAGCCGCCGACGCCGGTCTGCGAGAACATCGCCTGGATCTTGTCGGAGCCTTGCTTGCTCGCGCCCTGCTGAATGCCGAAGCCGACAACCTGCCCCGCAAGCTGCGCGTTGCCCGAGCGCTGCAGGAGCGCGGCCTGCGCATCGGCCGAGGCTTGCTCGGCACTGGCGCGCGCCATGTTCGTCATCGACGTGCCGACCGTCGCCCGCTCGCCGCGGCCCAGCGACATCAGCGCGCCGAGGTTCTGCGTGTAGGCGTCGTCCATCTGCTGCTCGCTCATCAGATGGCCGAGCCCGCCGGCTGCCGCCTCATCGGCGCCGAGCCCCGTCATCGCGAGGTTGGCCTTGGCGCTGCCCGGCGCGGCGCCTGCGTTCGTCAGCCCCTTCTCGAGCGCCGAGTTCGCCTTGTCGAAGCTCATCGCGGTGTCGGTCGACGCCTTGCCGGCGGCCAACCTGCGGGCTTCCGAGCCCTTCTCACCCTGCTCAAGGATCGTCGAGGCGAGCTTCTGCTGAACGGGCAGCCAGCGTTGCTTGTAGTCGTTCAACTGATTCATGGCGTGCTCGGCCTGCGCCCGCTGCGCAGCGGTCTCTTGCACCTTGCCCGAGTTCTTGCTACCCATGATTCACCGCTCGTTCGTACGTGGTGTGCCGCACGGCCCACTGCGGGCCGAGCACCTTGCGCATGCCGGGGCGAACGCTCTGGAAGACGATGCGGACGGCTCCCAGCTCTTTCGCGATGGCGTCAAGATGCGCCTCGTTTCGCTGGATGGCTCCCTGCGCACTCCATGAGGCCGCCAGCCACACAAAGAGTTCGAGCTCGCCGCGTCCGTAGTTGTCGGGCTGCAGGTTCACGACCAGCACCCCGTCACCGGAGATCAGGCACAACGCCCGGTTTTCACGACATTCCCGGCGCAGTACCTCCCCGTCATTATCGTCGGGGTCAACGCCGCTGACCAGCGGACGAATTCGGGGCCACTCGGCCTCGATGTCCGCGAGTTGGAATGGCGTGCCGCTGACCATAGCCTTAAATTTTGAAGTTTGTGAGCCAAGGAGCGCCGTTGACGCCCGCCGTGGCGTTGCAAAACTGGCGAGCCGCAACGACAGGACCTGTCGTGTTGTAGACCGAAAAAGCGCCTACCGTACCCGGGCCTAGCCCGATCTGCCGCAGCTTCAGCACAAAGCCTTCACCTTTCGTTTGCCCGAGCAGTTGAGCCGGCACAAACCATGCGCGGCTCACCGAGGTATCCGTGAGGATGTCCGCGGAACCAACCGCTTGGTTCGCCCACACCGCAGAAGGAGCCCAAGCAAGAAAATAGGCTCGATTCGTCGATCCGTAATTCGTTCTGACAGTTGCAGTCGTGGACCCCGCGCTCGGAGTCGCAGCGGCCCACGGTATCGGGGATGTAGTGGACCCGAAACTCGGACCTAAGTTGGAACTGAAGCCGAAAGTACAGTCATAAGCGTTATCGCTCGCATCGACCAGCAGCGATCCGGCGCCCATTACGTAGGACGTTGCTCCCGCGGCAGGGTTTGCGGTGCCGAACACCACGCCTTCTGTCGAATCGAAATAGAAAGGTACGAAGTTCGCACCGTAGGCGTTTGCAATCGTGCTGAAAGGCGCGCATTTGACAGCCCCGGTGTCGTCGCCTGCGATCGTGCCGCTCGACGCCGTCAGGTTGCTCGCCGTATTGGCGGTGCCGGCCGGGAACCAAGCAATGAAAATATTATTGGTGCTCGGCGCGGTATCCAAGATCGCGGCGTTGTTACCGGCCGGTGCGCTCGTCCAGCACACGATTAAGAGACGCCCGTTGCTGGCATCCTTACGGCTCAATAAGAGCCAGAACGGCGTGGCCGCGGAGTTCTTGCCTGCCTTCTGCCACTTGAACGTCGCGTCGCCTGCCTTCGATGTGATTAGCGTATCAAGGTCGTCGAAGAAGTTGGCGGCTGCGGTGCCTGTTTTCGTGCCGTTGCCGCTGCTGGCCCATGAGATGGTGCTAGACATAATTGAGTTGCGTCCACGTAACGGTGATCAGGAGAGGAAGGGCATCAGCCGCGTGTAAGTTGATCGGAAACAAAGGCACGAACACTGAGACGATCTGACTTTGATTGATGACCTGCGCCCACCCCACACCACTCCACTGCCAAATGCGGCCGAGATAGGTGTACTGCTGCCCTGTGACCGGCGATGTCGGGAAGTCAATCATGCTACGCGCGTCCAGCCGCTACCACCCCATTGCCACGTGCGGCCGAGGTACGTGTATTGCTGCCCGACAACCGGCGAAGTTGGAAAGTCAATCACATCTCCACCCACTGGTCTGAGTTGCCATCATTCATCCACGTGTACTCGGTTCCGGTACTCAGGTCAAACCAACGATGCCCATAGGCTACGGGAGCCGGCGCACTCGATGCTTGAGTGAAGGTACCACTTTGCGAGCCCCCGATGTCCGTGGCGGATACCCTATAAGCGACGCCTCCAACTTCGACAGGTACAACGCTGCCGCTCGGCACGCCGCTGGAGTAGGGCAGCGCTTCGATAAGCGTACCGAGGTCCCCTAGGGCCGCATGTTGGGCGCTGGTCAGGTGGAAATACTCGGCGGCTGCACCGCCCTGCAACCCGCCGAGATTGTTGTGGTCCGAGACCGCGGTGAGCGAAAACGTGGTGTTGTACGCTTGATCTATCTGCGCGGTAGTCGCGTCGTTCTTTTTGAAAATAAACCGGCCCAGCAGCAGAGAAATCTTTCCGGCGTTCGGGGGCCTGAATGTGGGCTCGCTCTCCGCCGCAGCCAAGGCCAACGACGTGTATTGCGCCTGCCCATATTGGAACGCCATCACCCCGGTTTCGATGGTCAGGTAGAACCACAGGTTTACGTATCTGCCGACCGTCATCGCGACGAGGCCTGACGTGATGTCGTTGTACTGCGTGTTCGGCCACTGCGTCACGCCCGGCGTGAACACCCAGTTGGTGCCGTTGTAGTAGGCCGAGATCACCGACCCGCTCACGCTGGTATTCAGTGCAGCGGCAGGGTAATCGTTAAGCCTGGCCCAGACGCGGCCGGCGGTCATCGTGATGTTGCGGGTACCGGTCTCGCCGATGGTTAGCCCGCCGACCTCGACGTCGCGATTCGCGGCGGCGAACGAGTCGAACCGCTGGATGATGTTGGTGATCGGATCACCGACCAAGAACGGGTTATTGAATACGAAGATCGTTCCGAGGTTCTGGGCCGTGCTGCCCATCGCAATCTCGGTGTCGTTGTCCCAGTCTTGCGCGGGACGCAGAACCACTTGCGGGTTGCCGGCGTTGTACTCCAGCCCGACGAACCGAATCGTCGAATCGTTCGGCACCGCGAGCGTAGTCGTCGGGAAGTTGACGAACACAAGGTTCGACACGTTGTCATCGGCGATGCGCAGGATCGCGGTGCCCGCCGCCACGTCGATGTTGCCGCCGCCCGCGTCCGAGAGCGTGCCGCCCGTGATGATGCCCGGCGACAGCATGACGTTGTTGAAGTCCTCCTGCGTGCGCCACACCGAGTCCGACAGGTGGTTGACGATGACGTGGGAGGCGTCGATGTCGAAGTCCTGCAGCAGCCGGTAGGTGACCGGCATGTAGCGCTCGTAGACCTCCTCCGTGCCAGAGGACGAGAAGATCGGCGTCTGCAGCGCCGGCCAGTCCGGCTCGACGTAGAGCTGCGTCGTCGTGAGGGCCGCACCCACCGGCAGTGCCGTTACCTCGTAGTCCGGCGTCTGCGTCAGGCCTGCGGCGCTCGCGTACACCGCGCGGTTCGGTACGAACGACGCGCCGATGACGTTGTAGATCCCGCGACGACGCACCGTGACCGACTGCCCTGGTGAGGCCCCCGCAAGCGCGATGCCGATCAGGCCGAAGATGCGCAGCGGGTCGCTCGGATCGGCCGCTCCGACCGTCGTCTGCGAGAGCGCGATGACGCCTTGCGCGGTCGCGATCGTCTCCGCGGCAGCGTAGACGACGTCGTCGTTCCCGATCTGAGTCGCGAGCGCATCGACCTGGGATTGCAGTGACTGGAGCTGTTGCCGCAGCGCGTTGAGTTGCGTGCTATTCGAGCTCGACGACGCGGCCGCCGTGTCGCTGACCGTGCCGACCGAGCTCTCGATCGCCTGGATGCGCGCACGGATGGCGCCGAGCACCGCGATCGTCGAGCGCAGATCGCGGGCCGAGCCCTCGCTGATCGCTGGCCGACCGAGCGCCATCAGTTGAGCTCCGTCACGTCATCGGCGGCTTGGAGCACGTTGATCGGGTCGGTGCCCGTGAGCTCCATGAAGAACTTGCTGTAGGCCGCATCCGGCGGGGTGAGTGTGAACTCGACGTCTCCGTCGATTACGATCTCGTCGAGCAGCACACCGTCCCCGTAGAAGCGCGCGACGAGGTTGCCTTGCGTGCCAGCCACATCACTCGCGCGACGTACCTGAGCGATCGGGTAGAACCCGGGGTATTCCATCAGGTACATCTTGGAGCGCCACCGATAGTTCATGTACGTGGTAGGCGAGCCCTCGAACTCGTAGATCGTGCGCCCGTCGATGTAGGGCGGCGGCGATGCCGGTTCGGGCAGCGTCTCGTCATCCGGCTCGTTGTCGTAGTCGAGCACGAGGTACATCTTGTCCTCGATCGGGTCGACGTAGGCTGCGCTCGCGTGGAACGCCATCTGCACGATCCCGGAACCTTCGCTGCGCAAGTCGACCGCGTAGCAGCCACGCGAGCTCGCGCTCTCCCAGAACATGAAATAGATGTCGTTGTGCGAGACGCTGCGGATACTGGTCGGGTCGAGCGCCTGCCACTGCCGGCGCGTGAACACCGACTGTGTGAGGTTGCGCGGTTGCCCCGGCCCGGCCGATGCCATCAAGCCGTCCGGCCCGCTGAACACGACACCGAGCCCTGTCACGTAGGCGAAGCTGCGCTTGCTCGACGCGGCGTAGGGCACCTCGAACTTGCTCATGCTGTACGCCGCCGGGTCGTTGCCGCTCGCGGTGTAGAGAAAGCTCTTGGTACCGATCACCACCGTCGTGTCGATGTTGCCGATGCCGACGATGTCCGTGTCGGTGTTGAGCCGGTACTCGACCGGCCACGCGTGCGGCCGGTTCTGCACGCTGAAACAGAGTTGGTTGCGCCGGAAGCCCGCCATCACGCCGTTGGGCAGCGCGAGGATGCCTTCGAGGTCATCCGGCGGCAGCGCCCAGTTGTCCGACGAGAGCGCCCCGCCGAGCTCGGCGTCGGTCAGCGTGTCGACGTAGTCGGCCTGGGAAAGCGGGATCTCGGCCACGAAGCGGTACGCGGTGCCGGTGCTACCGGTGGCCGCGCGATAGATGCGCTTGGTCGTGATGTGGTAGTCGCCATCGATGCCGGTCGGCTCGCCTGTCGGCGTCGTGATGGTCACGCTCACGCCATCGGGCCGTAGGATCGTGGGCGACGGAAGCGACGGCGCGCTCTCTTCGCTGAAATCGTTGACGAACGTGTAGACGTAGTTCGTCGCGATGTTGGTCGGGTTGTAGCTCGTCGAGCCGCTGCCCTGCACGTGGATGTTGTCGTAGTGCGCGATCTTCGGCACGTCATCCGTCGCGGCGCGTGGGCCGCAGTAGTCGCCCGCGTCGAAGAAGTTTGTCGCCTGCACCTCGGCGAGCAGCGTCGTCGCGGTCGCGTCGAGGAACCGCACCGCGATCGTCACGCTGTTGTCGCTGTTGAGCGTGCGCGTGATCTCGACCGTGTACCACGCGTTCTCGGTGAGCGCCGGCAGGCTGGCTTGCTGCACCTGTGAGCCGTTGACGAAGTCCGATTGCCGCCAGATCACGATGATCGGCGTGCCGATGTCGCCGCCAAGCTGCACCAGCGCCCCGCCGCCACTCGCCGTGCAGCCGACTAGCATGCCGGCGTGGATGTGATCGTCGTCGATCTCATTGAACGACACGTTGAACGTCGTCTTGAGGACCGTCGTCCCGGCGACGCCGAAGTCCCGGATCGCGTAGGCCGGCGTGCCGGCGTTGTTCTCCACGCGCGTGCGAAAGCTCGGCGCCGGATCGCCGAAGGTTGCATCGACTTGGATCGTCGACTCGTAGTTATCCTGCCCGGCATTCGACGACGTGACCCAGTTGGGTGATAGCGCCGAGCAGTCATCAGTCACATCGACCGAGAACGTCGTGGGGTTCGAGTCGACGCCCGTTACCGTGGTCGGCGGCGAGTCCGGTGGCGGCACGCCGAGCAGCCTTGTCTCGCTCGGATACGGCTCCGACGCGCTGCCGTTGGGCACGCCCGTCGCGAGGTCGAGGTTCGTGAAGCGCGGCTTATCCAGACCCGTCAAGTACGTGCGGTAGGTCGTGTCGCCGGGCACGATGCCGCGCGCTACGTCGACGTCAGTCTCCCACGACATCCACCAGTCCTTGAGCAGCGCGATCGTGCGTACCGTGCCGGGGTTGGCGAGGCCGTGCGTTGTCGAGAACTGCTTGAACGCGGTGAGGTCGCCCGTATAGAGCCGTGCGTTGACAGCCTCCTGCGCTGCGCCGTCGGGGAGCGCACGCGGCGGCAAGAGCGGTACTTCGCCGCGGAATGCGTTGACGATTCGTGCAACCATGATGATCAAGAGATCGGAAATGGGGCGACAGGAGGAGTGAACCCGGCGATGTTGTACCGAGCCACGCCGTTGGTAAGTCGGAAAGGTCCGATATACCCCTGGAACGGAGGCAAGTCCGTGCGCGCCGGCACGTTCACGATGCCGAAAGCCCCGGAGACGCCCACCGCGGTAACCTCACTCGCTAAGACAGAGAACACACCGTCCGTGGCCGCTCGTATTTTTCCGTCTGCGTTGCGTTGTATGACGATATGGTGCCAAGCATTTGCAGATGCTGCAGGCGAATCGGCTACCGTGGTTAACCCGCTGAAAGTGTAGACCCCGGTCGTGTTGTTCCGAGCCGTGTAGTTGGCGGCGCTCCACGCCATAAGGTACCGCGTGGTTCCCCCGGTTCCCGTGTTGTACGCCCAAAACTCCAGCGTGAACGTGCCTGTGCCGAAGGTAACGCTTGCTGCGTAGGTCAGGATATTGCCGAGGGTGCCATCGCTAAAAAAGGACGTACCCCCGAAGACGCTTTGTGCTGACGACAGCGATACGTTCGTCGATGCGTGCCCGTGCGCCAACGGCGACAGATCGTCGAACGACTGTGCGTTCGACAGCAGGATGGTTTGCGCAAAATACGGATCATTAGCCGGCAGGTGCGGCATACGGGCGCCGACTAGCGACGCGATGTTCACACGGCCTCCAAGTCACCGCAAAGAATCCAGTTGTCGATGCCCTGTTGAATGAGCGTCACCGTGCCGAACTGCCCCGCAGAAGCCGGCAAAAACGCTACGCGATGTTCCAGCGTGACCCCAACATCCCCTGCGATTGCGTACGGATCCATATAGCCTTTATCGAGCACCACGATGCTTGCGCCATCAGGAAAAGCTACGCTGCTGTTTGGGGGGATCGTCAGCGTTCCCCCGTTCATCACGACGCCGTTGCCTAAGTCCGCGAGCACGAGGGTGTAATTTCCCGGCCCCGGCGTGTTCCACGCGAACGGCAGATCCGCGGTGACGAGAGCGCGGAATGAAGGAGGCGCAACACCTCCGGATGGAGGGCCGGCGTAGACGAGATTTTTGGCTTGGTTGTTGAACGCGACATTAGCAACCGCCGCAGGCATGTCCGCGTTGACGAGCGTGCGGAACGCCGGCTGTGCGTCGAGCCCCGATGCGGGTCCCGCCCACACCTCGTTTGCGTTCTGCACGACCTTGGAGACGGCGAGCGTGCCCGCGCCAGTGATCGGGTTGCCCGCTATCGCGAACTCGGCTGGCACGGACATGTTGACCGAGGTCACTGTGCCGCCAGCCAAGCCGGCGACAGTGACCGTGACCTTGCCTGAGTTTTCACCCGTACCGCGCGTGGCGACGAGTGAGCCCTCGAAGTCGAGCGTTTCTGCGTCTGGACCGCCGAGATCGATGCCTAGGTTCTGGAACTGCAGGAACCGGGGGAACTCGGTCGGAGCTTGTTGCGCGAAGCCGGCGAGCGGCGTGATACCGAAAGGCATGGGTCACCTCACCAACGAAGGCTCCAGCCGAACCCCCTGGATTGAACGAAAGGACGCGGGCGAGCGCGCTGCGAACCGACGTTGAACCCGCGCTGCACGTCGGCCTTGCCGTTGGCGATGGCCGCACGGAACACCGCGTTGTTGCGTGCAGCCTCTTGCGGGTTGCTCCACGGCTGGCCCGGGATCGACAGCAGGTAGGCGAGCGCGCCGGCCTCGATGTCGTTGCTCCACTTGACCAGCGGTGGCGCCGGGATCTGCTGCGCGCCCTCCTTGGGCTGCAGCGCGATCGTGATCGTCAGGCCGTAGACCTGATTCGGGATCGGGAACAGCGCGAACTGCGCCTGCGGCAGGTACTGATACGTCCCCGGAGTGCTCGCCGGCACGTTCGGATCCCAGCCCTCGCTGTCGCTCGGGCCGATCGGCCAGTACTGCGGCGCGGGCACGCCGGTCGTCAGCACGCCCTGCATCGCCACGATGTTGACGATCTCCATGTACGGGTCGTCGCCAAGCGCGTACGCCTGCACGTTGGCCTCGGTCTGCCCGGTGAGGTTCTCGCGCAACCACAGCGTCTCGGAGCACCACTCACGCAGTGCGCGCACGTAGGCGCGGCGCAGCGTATTGGTCGGGCAGCGACGCACGATCTGCGCGACGTTCTCGAGCTGGTTGAAGACGTCGACGAACTCCATCACGCGACTCCCGGTGAGACGGCAACCTTCGGCGCCACGGCAGCTTGTGCGCTGGCCTTGAGGCCGAGCCGCTGGCCCCACGAGGCCATGAATCCGCTGGCCTTTGCGAGATCCTGCCGCTTCGAGTTCTTCGCGTACGCGCGCCCGAGCACGAACTCGAGCAGCGGCGCCTGATATGCGTCCGACACCGACATTTCCTCGGCGGCGTACATGATCTGCGGCGGCACCGCGCTGTAGAGGACCTCGACGGTCGCGCCGAGCGCGGCTGGCGGGAACACCTTGAAGCGCCGCGGGTTGCGCGGATCAGCCGTGAAATGCTCGACTTGGATCTCCTGCGTGGACGCCGGCCAGAACCGCGCCGACTCGTCGAGCAGCGACGAGTCCACCTGGGAGATGATGCGCCCGCCCGTGGCGTCGCTGTTGCGCATCACGTTCATGAGGACGATGCCATCCGCGGGCAGTGTCTGCAGGAGCCCGGCGGCGAGCGCGAAGCTCTCGTTCTGCACCGTGTAGAAGTCCGCCTTCGCGCCCGCCGTCGCGCGCATCGCCTCGTTTAAGTAGCCGAGCAGCTCGTCCGCGCTCCACGTGCGGTGCGCGGTGTCGAGCAGCAGGGTCGCCGCTTCGTCGAGGATGTCGGAGGCGAGCACGACGGGTGCCGATCAGACCAGCGGTTCGAGCAGGCCGGTGCCGTTCACGGTCGGCATCTCCTGCGCCGGCAGGCCGGCGAGCGCCGCGACCTCGCGGCGCAGCGCGGCCGCGGGCTTGGTCGCGTCCAGCGCGGCGCCGTACTGGTCGAGCGCGAATGCGACGAGATCCTCGCTCGACGCCTTGGCGATGTCGAACACCTCGGGCGTCGTGTTGACGACCTTGATCGGGTTGCGCTCCATGAGGCCCTGCACCCAGGCGAGCCGCTGCTCGTTCGTCACCTCGGGACCGGTTGGGCCGGCGTACACGCGGTACTTCGGGTGCGCGCGCAGCTTCTCCGTGTTCGGCAGCAACCGGCCGTTGTCGACGTTGACGATGTGTGGGTAGCGCTTGTCTTGCTTCTTCCGATTGCGCAGGGCTTGCGAGAGGTTCGACTCTTGGGCGTTGTTCATGGGCAGTGCTCCGGGTGAACGGGTTGGGTCAGTGCTTGGTCTTCGCGCGCTTCTTGTTGATCGCGGCGAGCTGCTTCTTGTCGCGCGCCTTGTCGGCCTTGGAGCCCTCGGGTTCGCCCTTGGCCTCCTTGTCGAACTTCGAGCGCTCGAAGGTTTTCATCGACATCTTCATCGGGGGTTTCATCGGCATCTTCATCGGCATCTTCGCCATAGCGGGCTCCTAGTGGAGTGCGTGGGTGAACATTTGACGCTCGGCGCTGATGCGCGCCGCGGCGGCGTCGATGATCGTGCTGTGGATGCCGAGAAAAACCGACTCGCCGTTGTGGAAGATCCGAGCGCGGAAGCCTTGCAGCCGCTCATCCCAAGACACGCCGCGAACACCACTCGTCGAATTGCGGTTCAAGCCGCGGTTCTCACCGTTCTGCTTCTTGGTGGCGGGGCGTAGGTTCTTCCAACGGTTGTTTGAACGATCGCGATCTTCGTGGTCGACTTGCGATACCGGCCACTCGCCGGTCATGTACAGCCAGATCAGGCGCTGCGCCAGATACCGCCGACCATCCACCATCGGGCGCCGATACCCGGTACTCAAGGCCCCGGCCGTTGTGCCTTCTTTCGCGCGCCCGCCGCGATCTTCGAGCCACGTCAGTACGCCCGTCTCCGGGTCGTAATGCAGAAGCTCTTTGAGGCGCTTTTGCGTCAAAGGACCGTTGACCGCACGCATGCTTTCCCCTCGTAGAAAACCGGCGCCGCGAGGGCGCCGGAAAATGGTTTCTGCAGGGAAATTAGGAACCGCTCGGCGTGGTGCCGGGGGTATACGCCCGCCTGCCCATCTTGCCTTGCGCGGGGTTGTCTTGCTTGGCGGGAATCGGGGTGTCGGGATAGCGGGCCTTGGCCTTGCCCGATGCCTGAGACATCTCCTTCTGGATCGTCTCGGGCGGAACCTTGACCGGGATCGACATCCCGTAGGGGTTGCTGGTCTTCATGGGGTTTTGCTCCTGTGAAACGCAATCAAAGGACAGGGGCCTGTGAAGGCCCCATCCTATCGGGATCAGGTCACTTTGACCACTGCGGTGCCGACGTAGTTGGCTCCGATGACTTGGTAGCCGAAAACCATCAAACCGCGGATGATATAGCCAAAGTCATTTGGATTATCTATCATTTGACATTCCACGATCTGGCTCGCGAACGTCAGGCCGGCACTGTGGCCGAACATGATGTACTCAGCCGGGCCCGGCGAGGTCTGCCGCAGCAGATTGCGCGACTGGTAGACCGTGAACCGGTCGATCTCGCCCACCTTGCCGTTGCGGGCGATCGACACGCCGTCACCGGCCAGCGACGCGATGCGCAAGTCCGACTTCTTGATCGCCGCGATGAACGCGGGCGAGGCCACGAACCAGCGGCCTTCGTCGCTGACGTTCTGCTCGTCCAGCACCTGACCGCACGCGACCATGAAGTCGACCACGGTGGTCTTGTCCACCGCGACCGGCGTGGTCGAGTCGCCCAGGTTGATGTTCTGCGAGTCGGCGCCGGCCGTCGTGCCGCTGTTGTCGGCGGACACCTCGGCGGGAATCGTCTCGAGCATGTCGGCGTCGGCCGCGATCTTGAGCTGGATCGAGCCGTCGTTCGCGAACACGTCCGCGAGGTCGAGGTCCGACTGCCGGCTGTCGACCGTGGACAGAGCCACGTTGAATGACTTGGCTTGGTCGATCGCCAGGGTGACCGAGGGGTTCGTCGGGTACTGCGCGGTCAGGCCTGCGCCGATCACGTAGTCCGAGACCGTCACGTCCGGGATCGTGCGGATCTTCACCTGGGCGCCGAAGCCCGCGATGTCGCCCTCGTAGTCGGTCGAGGCGATCTCGCCGAACACGGTGGCCTTGTAGAACTTCTCGACCAGCTTGCCCGAGTAGACCTCGGGGTCGAAGTTGATCGTGCCTGCCGGCCCGTAGTCGGGCACGCCGGAGGCGCGCGGCACGCCGGCATAGGCCACGAGGCCCAGGCGATGCGCCGGGCCGGCCATGAACGCGTCGTGCGCGCGGGTGAATGCGTCGCGTACGAACGCACCGAGGGCTGCACTGATGGCAGTGAACTGGAACTTCTTCACGGTAGCTCTCCTTGAGGTTGCGCGTTGGGGCACCCCAAGGCGGCGAGCGAGGCTCAACCGCCGGGGTGGCGCAGCTTCAAACGCTCCTCGAACTGAGCCCGTTCCTCGTCCTTGACCTTGCCGAGCGCGAGCCGCTTGTAGTAGTCCTTGACCTCCGCCGAAGACGGCGCGGTCATGGCCTTGCGGCTCGGAGCAGGAGGCGGATCGCCGCCGCTGTTGGCACCGGAGCCGCTGGGCTGCACCGGGGGCTGCGGTGCAGCCACGGTGGCCTGACGGTCCCAGCGCTCGTACAGCGCGGCGATCTTCTTCGCGTCCGCGTTGGCGATGTGAACGTTGAGCACCGCTTGCCGCGGCACGCCGTTCTCCTCTTCCGCCAGCCACGCATGCAGTCTCGGGTCCAGATCCCAGTCGCGCCACTCGGGCAGCAGCTCGTCGAGCTTGCCCATCAGCTCGGCCCGCGCGGTCTTCGCGGGGTCGGCCGGCGGCGTCTGGGGCGTGGTCGGAGCAGCAGCCGGTGCGGGCGGCGCGGGTTGCGCGGCCGGCGGCTGGCTCTGACGCGTTGCGCGCAGAGACGCCTTGATGGCGGATCGGATCATGACCTTGCACTGCTCCTCGCCATACTGGTCGATCTCGGTCGGCGAGAAGTACTCCTTCACGTCGAACTGCGGATCGGGGTCCGGTGCGGCAGGGGCTGCGGCAAGCGCGGTTTCGAGGGTCGCCTTGGTTTGCTCCAGCTCGGCAATCCGGGCATTCAGCCGCACCGCCTCGGTCACATGCTCCCGACGCACGGCCGCGAGCACGCCCGCGGTGTTGTCGAAGCGCGACCGCCAGTAGCTGGGGTCGCTGTGTCGAGGGTCGACGTCGGCCGGCGATGCGCCGGGGGCAGATGGCGCCTGGGGCGTCGGGTCTGCGGGAGGATCTTCCACGGGATCGGTTGGGGCCGGATTGTTGGCCGCGGCGCGCTCGTCCATCCGAGCGTTCACGCGAACCATCTGGCGGCGCACCGCCCGGGGAAGTTGGGTATCAGATCGGGCCGTATTCGGCTGCATGGAAACTCCACGATCCGGTCAGTTGCCGGGGGTCGCGAGGGATGCGTGCGCGGATCCCTGTCAAGGTGAGCCGTTCGTGAGGCCTGTGGCTTCCATCCAGTGGACGGCGGGCCTTGATTCGGTCACAGGACGACGGGCGATCGGGGGCCAGAGCTTGCCTGCGAGCTCGTCCAGAAAAAGCGCCTTGCCCTGCTCGCGCAGGAGGGCCTCCCCGGTCAGCTTCCGCAGGTTCGCGTTGGCGTCCGCGATCGCCTCGTCGAGGATCTGCCTGAACTGAGCGTTGCCCGGGGCTTTGCCTATCGCCTCCAGAACGCGTAGTTGCTCGGTGTTCAAGCGGATCATGTTGGCGCGGATTGTGCAGGGCGTTCTAAGCCGGCGTCAACCCATAACTTCCGGTTGTGACGCGCCCGGAGGTACGGCTTGTTCCCCGCCCTGCTCGGGCTGTTCCTCGGCGGGCTGTTCCTCGGGTGCGGGTTGCTCCCCGGGTGCGGGTTGCTGCTGGCCGGCGGCCGCAGGCGCAGGAGCGCCCGGGATCTGCGGCGCCGCGATCGCGGCCTGTGCCATCGGCGGCAGCACGGCCCCCGTCTGCAGGGCATGCGCCACGGCCTCCTTGATGATGTCGGCGACGGTCTGTGCGTTGATGTTCTGCCGCTCGCGCTCGCCCTGCGCCGCCTGCGACTGCTGCTCGAGCGCAGCCTGCGCCTGGGCCTGGGCCTGCGCGGCCTGGGCCTGCTGCGCCTGCTGCTGGTCGACCTCGTCCTCGCTCGGCACGACCTCGTCCACCGGGAGCTCCATCGACGTCGCCACCTCGCGCACGAGGTTGATGAGGTACTTCGGCCCGATGAGCTGGGCTAGCAGCGGGTTGCCCGCGACCATCGTCAGGAACGTGGTGCGCCGCTGCTGCGCGCTCTCCTTGATGAGGATCGCCGCGGCGCCGCGCGGCACCGGCACGCAGTCGCCCTTGATGCTCGGGTCCGGGTTGTAGAGCATCTCGTTGACGAAGCACATCCCGATCGTGCGCGACGTCACGTTGATGTCGATGTTCGAGATCGCACGGCGCAGCCCCTTGGCCGCGTTGTTCATCAGCATGGACAGGCCCGTCGCGGTGTCGGCGCTGCCTCCGGCCCGCTCGTTGCCGTAGGTGTAGCGTGGGATGCCGGAGGCGTCGTCGGCGCGTAGCTCCCACTTCTCGTACACCCCCATGAGATGCTCGGAGCGGTCGTCGGCCTGCCAGAAGCCGATGCCGGGATTCACGCCCTGCGTTGGGTCGCTCTTGAGCTGCCACACCTTCCACGGGAAGATGTCGAGGGTCTGCTCGCCGTCCGCGAACCGGTCGGCGTGCACCCAGACCATAGGCCCGGAGGCCTGCGAGAGGTTGTCGGCCAGCGCGCACGCGATGCCGTCGCACATCTGCTGGGACGTCGAGCACAGGTCGGGGATCGAGCGGCCCCAGAACGCGCCCGGGATCTCGTCGTAACACGCCCGGTGGTACGGCCGCTGGTCGAGCGGGTCGGGGTTCACCGCGGCGTAGAGGATGTAGGAGCCGCACAGCAGCACGTTGCACTCGTAGTCGCGCGTCTCCTCGAGGATCAGGCCGTCGCGATCGGTCACACCCCACGACATCAGTTTCCACCCCGGGATCGAGCCCCAGTAGTTCAGCGCGTCGATCACGCCCGGCGGCGAGAGCCACATATACATCGACTCCTGCTCGAGCCGGATGCGCTCGGCCTCGGTCCAGAGCCAACCCTCGAGATGCCCGGACGAGTAGTCGAGGAGAGCCTTGTCGATCTGCTCGTCCTTGTAGTCGGGCAGCCCCTTGAGGCCGTGAAGCTCCTCGCGCCGGAAGCGAATGCGCTCGATGAAGTCGCCCACCTGACAGTCGCGCGCGGACGGGGCCGGGTAGGCGTCGAACGGCGAGACGCGCTCCCACGTCTGGTGCGGGTTGTCCGACACTTTGGGCTTCCAGCCGGTGGCCCACTCGAGCTGCTTGTGGCGCCGGTAGATGGGGCCTTTGAGGATCGCCGCCGGGTAGGTGACGAAGTCCTCCACAAACTGGTCCATCGCCGTCGCGTAGCCGCCCTCATCCAGCCGGTCGGCAATCTGCTTCTCCATGCGCTTCGCGCGCTGCTCGGCGGCGTGCACGAGCGCGGTCTCGGCGTCGTCGCGCAGCTTGGTGCCGATCTGGGTGATCAGCGCGCGGTATTCGTCAGCCGAGAGCGTGCCCCCGCCCTGCTTCGCGATCTGGTTCATCGCGTCGTTGGCCTGCTGGATCGCCTTCTGCACGAGCCCCTTCTTGACCGCGTCCGGGAGGTCGGGCACGGGCGTCGGGTCCACGCCCCACGGCTGCTCGCCCACCGGCAGCACGATCTCGCGGACCCACGCCGAGGCCGCGCGGCATTTGGTTTCGGTGAGGTCGGCCTTCACGAGGTTCAGGCCCCCGCGGCTGGCCTGCATGGATGCGATCTGCGCGGGCGAGTAGACGCCACGGCGCTCGCGCAGGCACATCAGCAGCTTGAGCTCGACCTTCTGCTTCGCCAGCTTGTTGTTGCCCCAGGCGTGGCGCACATGGCCGGCCAGCGCGGACAGCGGGCCGGACGCGTCGATCGACGTGGCGCTGGGTGCCGTCTCGGCCTCGCGCTGCAGGAGCTGCTGCAGTCCGGTGACGCGGACGAGGGGGTTGGTGCCGCGGCCCTGTTGGGGTTGGGGCTGCACGGATTGCTGCTGGGCTGCGGGCAGGGATGTCGCCATACGGGGTTGTCCTCGGTGGCGAGCGTGGTCCGTGCCGCGCGCTCGGAAGTCGTCACCTCGCCGCGTGGCAGTGAAACCCTCGCCAGCATCGCCCGTGATGGGCTATCCGTGTCCTTCGGCGGGTACGGGTCCGCCTTCGTCCGCGAGATGACGGGCGGATTATGCGGTCACGCGCGCACTCCGGTCCACACGACTTTACGCTGCGTGACCGGGCGCACGCGGGCCGTGACCACCTTGCGGTCGATCAGCTCCGGGACGAACGAGATCGCGATGGAGTCGGCGCAGTCCGGGGAGGAAACCCCGCGCTTCTTCGCGTCCTTCTTGCTTTCGAGTTGGATACGGAATAGGGCATCGTAGCCGTACTCCAGCGAGGAGAGCTCCTCGGCGAGCTGGTCGTCGTCCGGGATCTGGCCGTGCTCGAGGAAGTCGCGCATCTTGCCCCAGGCCTCGGAGCGCTGGTTGAAGTACTGGCGGTCGTCCTTCGCCGGCACGCCCCACATGACCGGCACGAGCGGGACGGTGAGCCTGCCGGCCTTGGACATGTTGCGCAGCGCGGTATCGAGGTCCGCGCCGTTGCCGTTCGCATCGTAGGCAATGCAGATCGAGCCCTGCGCGTCGCGCCGCTCGTGGCGTGGCTTGTTGATATCGCCCGTGAGCATCTCGAACAGCCGGCCCGCGACTTGGTGACCGTCGTAGCCCGACATCTTCTCCTGCCAGTGCACGATGTTGCCCTGGCGCAGCGTGATCACGGTCGCATCGTCGCCGAAGCGGGCCGGGTCGCAAGCGAGGATCTTGGGGGACGCGATGTACGAGTTCATCGGCAGCCGGCGGCGCCGTGCCTCGGTCACCAACCCCGGGGAGATGAAGTTCGCCGAGCCGGCGCGCGGGAACTTGCCGAGCACACGCACCCGCACAAAGTCGCTGTCCTCGCCGTATTCCTTGATCCAGGCCGCAATCTGGATCTTGTTCGTGAAGCGGACCTGACGCGCGTCGACCTCGGTGAAGTGGTGGTACGGGTTGTGGTTCGGTCGGGTGCAGGCGCGGTGGAACTCCCCGCTGGTGCGCGTCGGGTTGCCGTAGCGGCACCAGATGATCTGTGTGTCCGCGTCAGTCAGGGCGCCGCGCGTCACCTCCCACACGAGGTCAGCGATCGTCGACGCCTCGTCGAACAGCACGAGGATGCGCTTGCCTTTGTTGTGCAGGCCGGCGAATGCCTCGGTGTTGTTCTCCGACCAGGGAACAGCGTCGATACGCCACGCCTTCTCGCGTACCGGATCGTTGGCGATGAAGATGGCCGTCGCCGTGAGCGTGAAGAGGCTCTTGCCGATGAAGAGCTGGTACCACTTGGCGAGCTCGGCCCACGTCTTCGTGCGGAGCTGCGTGTCGGTGTTGGCCGTGACCACGCCGCGCGTGTCCTCGTGCGTCGAGATAGCCCACAGGATGACCCAGGCCACGGCCGAGGACTTGCCCACGCCGTGGCCCGATGCCGTGTCCTCCTCGACCGGCAGCGGCGCTCCGGCGAGGAGGGCATCGCCGACGCGCTCGAGGTGCTCGCGTTGCCACGGCTCCGGCCCGCTCTCGTGCTCCAGCGGCGTGCCGACCTCGCCCCAGGGGAATGCCCACATGACGAAGCCGTACGGGTCGTACGCGAAGCGCGCGAGACCGTCGAACAGCTCGTCCAGCGGCGTGCCCTTGATCGCCTCGTTCGTGATCTCGGACAGCTTGACCGGGACCGCGCCGATCCGGTGACGCTGCCCGGTGGGCGAGCGCACGACCGAGGGCAGCGTCTGGTGCGGCATTCAGCGCAGCCCGATGCCGCGGATACCGCAGGAGCGGGGCCACACGTCAACCGAGGCGTGGAAGCACAGCCAGTAGGCGAACATCCCGGAGAACCCGCTACGTCGAATTCGGGGGAGCCATGCGCCGTAGGCGAAGCCGAGCCATGTCGGGTTTGCCCCGTTCCAGCCGCGGGACTGCACGCCCGCGCTGATTGCGACTCGGCCGAGCCAGAGCGAGCGACTCATCGCGGGTACGCCCGGCCGAGCAAATCCACGACCTGTTCGGGATGCAGCACGATCGGCCGTGTGCGGATGCGCCGCTGCTCGGCGCTGCGCCAGTCGAGCTTGCGCTCGAGCCACGCGGCAAGCTTGCGCTCGCGCTTCGCCTTGCCTCGGTTCATCGCCGGTACACGCCCTGCTGCGCCGTCATCGGATTCGGCCCGCCGAGGGCCGGCTTCCACGGCAGTCCCGTGATGGCATCGCAGAGCACGCCGTCAACCATCTTCGGCCCGGGCGAGGGATAGCTGCGGTCAGCGAGCTTGAGCTGCGCGGGCGGCGCCGCGTCGATCACGCACTGAGACCTGCAGGCGCCAGTCATCTCCGCGGCGCTGCGGGCTTGCCCGATGCCCGTCGCTTGGTTGCGGTAGCGCTGCGCGTTGGCGTCGTCCGAGAAGCTGAGGGGTCGGGTTGTGGTCGGATCGGCTTTCATCGGGTGATCTCCGGTTGAGGAATGGCGTCAGTTTCGCAGGAATGGGGCCGCCGTGGCGCGTTTGAGGGCTCGGAGGTAGTCGGATAGCCCCAGACCCTGATCGCGCCTCTACGGGCCTCTATTCGCTTCATGCGGGTTTACCCCTACGCGCTGGTGCTGCTCGTCCGCCGGCACCTCGTCGACCAGCGGCACGCGTGACCGTGCGCCCTGCAGTCGGCCGGCCAGCGCGTTCGCGAGTGCGTTCACGCCGTCGGCCTCGTCGCCGATGATCTTGAAGTGTTTCGCGAGCGTCGTCAGTGCAGCGTCCTTGCCGAACCGCTTGACCTTGACCGTGCGCACCGGTTTCCAGTCCTTGACCTGGGTCACTTCGCCGGTCACGAGATCGACCTCCTCGCGCGTCTCCTTCTCCATGCGCTCCTCGAACTCGAGGCCTGCGATCGCGGCCGCGGTGTCGTCGTCCAGCTCGTGGATCGGCACCATCGCACCGTCAGGCCGGTACAGCTTGCGCACGTCGGAGAACGCCACGCGGCCGAGCTCGAGCATCACGCGCTTCGCCGTGATGTCGGAGGCTTTGAGCAGAGCGGAGGTCAACTCTTCGACCCTCGCCGCTATGTGCGGTTTCCCGAACAGGACGTTGGAGTTCGCCGGGTGGTATCCAACCTGCTCACACGCAAGCGCTTTGTTCCCGTGTTCCGCGTAGCGTCGGCAGAGCAGCTCATGGCGATCATTGGATAGGCGTGGCATCACCGGGCTGCGGTCCTCTTGCGTAGACGGCCGCTTTCAACGTCTCGTTCCAATCGGCGATGTGCTTCTGGATCGCCGCTACGAGAGAGGGAATGTTCGTCCTCTCCACGTCGTCGATGCGCTTCTGGTCGATGGCCTGCTGTACGAGCGCAGTCGCGTACTCCTTTGCTGCGCTCAACGTGTCCGCAATGGGCGCACCACTGCGCCACGAGGCTGCACTCGTGTGTCCGCTGGGCCATTGCACGATCACGCCCCCGATCGTCGGGTCTGAGTCGTGCGCTTGAGCTCTCCAAAGTCGCGTCATGGGGCGTCAGGATAGCAAAAAGTGCCCAAAAAGCCTAAGAACGTTATTTCTCATTTCCTTTCTATCTATCGAAAGTTCTTGCGCTCCATCTGAGTCTTAGCCTAAGATCCGTCTCAGAGATAGCAAATGCTACCTCGCAACACGAAAGGCCCGCCAAATGATCGACTATTTCGCTTCCACCCCCGCGGCTGCACTGCGCCGCGAGATCGACGGTCACCTGTACGCCTACGTCATGCACCACGTGACTGCCGAAGGCGTCCGGGAATGCTCGCCGCGCATGGTTCGCGCTGACGGCGTCAAGATCACCAACGGCGTGGCCTACGTCTGGATCGGCCAGATGGGTGACCTCATCGCGCAGCGCTTGAACCTCCCCTTCGGCATCGTCGCCGAGCAAACCTGAAAGGCCCGCCAAATGCCCCGCAAACCCACGATCAAACGCGGGCCCGCCAGCCACTACGCAATGGACGGCGAAACCATCGTTGAAGTCTTCTCGTCCGGTCTCAAAGCCGGTTGCCTTATCTCCCTCCGCGAGGTCGACACGCCGAACGGTCGAAAGCTCGTAATCACGCCGTACCGCGCCGATCCGAACGTTGTTGTCCATATCGGTTCGCAATACCTCAAAGCTGCTGCCTGAACCCCAACCCCGCCAAAGGAAAACCATCATGGCCCACGAACTCACCATCCGCGCCAACAGCACCGCCGAAATGGCCTACGTCGGCGAACGGCCCTGGCACGGCCTCGGCCAGAAGCTGGCTGTCGGCGCCGACATCGAGACTTGGCAAGTCGCCGCCGGCATGGACTGGAGGATCCAGAAGTCCAAGGCCCGCTACTTCTGCGACGCGCAAGGCACCGACCAGCGCGAATTCCCCGATCAGATCGTGCTGTTCCGCAGCGACACAAAGGCCCCGCTCGGCATCGTCAGCCCGTCCTACAAGGTCGTCCAGCCCAAGACCGTCCTCGAGTTCTTCCGTGACCTGATCGAGGGCAACGGGTACCAGCTCGAGACCGCCGGCACCCTCTTCGGTGGCCGCAAGTTCTGGGCTCTCGCCAAGGTCGCCAGTGCCTGCGTCACCGCTCTGGACGAGGTCGGCTCCTACCTGCTGCTGTCCACGAGTTGCGACGGCGGCAGCGCCACCGAGGCCCGCGAGACGAGCGTGCGCGTCGTGTGCAACAACACGTTGAGCATGGCCCGCTACGCCAAGGCCGATGCCCGCGTGAGTCATCGTCAAGTCTTCGACGCCATGGCGATCAAGGCCCGCCTCGAGCAGAACTCCGAACACTTCGCCCGCTTCATGGAGGACGCGCGCCAACTGAGCGAGAAGCGCATCACGACCGCGGCCGCCGAGGCCTTTGTCCGCGAGCTGTTGCGTCCGACCAAGATCGTCGGCGGCATCCCGCAGCCGACCGTGATCGAAGAGGGCCAGCGCGCACCCAAGGGTGAGTCCGACATCCTCGCCTTGTTCGCCGGCTCCGCGCTGGGTCAAGGCCTTCCGGGGGTGCGCGGCACGGCCTGGGGCATCGTGAACGCGGTGACCGCCTACGTCGACCACGTCAAGCAAGGCAAGACCGCCGACCACCGGCTCGACTCCGCCCTGTTCGGCTCCGGCGACGACCTCAAGACCCGCGCGCTGGATCTCGCCTTCGCCCTCTGACCCTCAACCCGCCCCGGGCAGGGCCCGGGGCACCTCTCTGGAGCCCGATATGCATCACTCCGACATCAACGCCCACACCGCCCTCGAAAACGCGCCCAAAACGTCATCCTGGGCCCTTCCCGGCCGCGGTCATCGCCGCCCTGGTCTCGTCCGTCGTCTCTGGCTGCGGTGGTTCGCATGAACGCGCAGCACACGCCGGAGCTGGTTCCGGTCACCAAAGACCAGTTTTTCGCCTTTGTCGGGCCGCGCAACGTGCATCCGCGCGCTGAGCGTGAACACAGCATCTGGATCGACCTCAACACCCACGCCGTGATCGGCGTCAGCACCCCCGGCTACGCGAACCCGAGCGCCCCTGCGGCATACGCCCTGTACCGCAAGGAGGCCGCATGACCCGCTACCGCCTCTGCGCCGAGAGCACGGGCGAACTCCTGGCCTGGACCTACAGCTTCGCCCGCGCCTGGGGCATGTTCTGCGGCCTGCGCTCGCGCGGCTGCCCCGTCACCCTGGAGTTCGACCATGCAAACCCTCCCGCCTGACCGCCAGATGCTCGCCGCCCGCACGCACTCGCGTGTCTGGGACCGGGCCGAGGTTGGCGCCGCCATCGTCCGCCATCGCCGCCGCGCGCAGCTCGCCGATGTGCTCTGCTGGATCGCCTCGATCGCGCTCCTCGTCGCCACGGTCGCTCTCGCGTGGCTTTGAGAGCGGCATTCTCATAATGTGGAAAAGTCCACTCAGTCCACTACTTGCACCCCTTTTTCCTATTAGCACTTACTCAGTAGTATCTCTCGCGTAGGGACGGTAAGGGTAAAAAGGGTCCACTTAGTGGACTGAGTGGACAATCGGCATAATGTGAAATGTGTTACTGGGAAAAACCCTCTTCGGGTTTACTCGGGCATCAGTTTGACGCCGTGCACCATCAGTACCTGCTTGCGCTTCGTTGCTGCTGACTTCCGAGGCGTCACGACCGCCCGCGGCACTACCCGCAACACGTCATCCTTGAACCGCACTTTAGACAGCGGCATCACGCCGCCCTCCTTGCACCAATCGACGTAGGCCGGGTAGAGGCCGCCTCCCATCCCCTCGGCTAGCGCCTCCTCGAAGTCGCGCCCGACCTCGCAGCACTCCTCGACAAATTGCCCCACCCGGTCCTGCTGGCTTCTGTAACCCGCCGTGGCCGCGAGCACCCGGGCCGGCGGCGCCAGCCCCCGAGCGAACCACTCGACGGCCCCGCGCACGCGCCACGCCAAGACCCCTTCGAGCTCGCCCCGCAGTCGCGCCAATAGGTCGTCATCCCGCACATGTGTGTGCGTCCCTGCCTCGACTTGCGCCGCGGTGCCGAAGAGTGCCCCGTACTCAAGCAAGAGCATGCGCCGCCAGATCCCGAGATCCTGCCCCTTCACCTGGGGTTTGTGGTTCGTCACGAGCTGCAGCTTGTGCGTCGGCTCGAACTCGAAGAAGTCGCCCCGCATGAAGCGCGCCGTCAGCCGATCGCCCCCCGTGGCCTGCTTGATGAAGTCTTCACGCAGCACCATCCCCTCGCCGCTCTCGTGCGCCGTCACCATACGCCGGCCCATCAGATCCGCGATCTCGGTGGGGTGGCGCTCTCCACGTGACGCCAGCAGGAGGCCCGGCGCCGCGGTGCCGGCGTAGTCTCCCATCGTCTCGGCCAGCATCTCGAGAATCACGCTCTTGCCGTTCGAGCCCGGCCCCCAGTGCACCACGAGCGCCTGCTCGCGCATGGAGCCTGTCAGGCAATACCCGGCCCAGCGTTGCAGGAACGAGGCGATCTCGCCCCCGACACCGCCGTCCGCGCTCGTCTCCTCTTCTTCGCGCGTGATCTGTGCGAGCGCTCGCGCCCACTCGTCCGCACGCGCATCCGCCCGATACTCGAGCGGCACGAGCTTGGTGATGTACAGCGCGGGATCGTGCCGATGCAAGACCCCCGTCCGTAGGTCCACCACCCCGTTCTCGACATTGAGCAGCCACGGGTCGCGGTCGAGAGCACCCTCCTCGATCGTGAGCATCTTGCGCAAGAGCCCCACGGCGGCCTCGATGGCGCCTTTCATCTCGCACTTGAGCGCCCAACCACCGAGCGCCTTGGCGATCGCTCCGAGCTCTTTTGCCTTGGCACCGTCGCCGTCTGCATCGGCCCGGGCGGCCTTCGCCGCCCACTCCTTGGACTCGGTGCGCACGATGTCCGAGAGCCGGCAGGCGTAGCGATACACGTCCCCCTCGTCGGCCGCCCAACGTTTTCCGTCCCACACATACCA